CAACAGTTCCTGTATCTATATTTATTCTATTCCACTTAAAGCTACAAATACACTGACTCCACCTGGATCGCCAAATGGTGAACTTGCAAATGTACTACCTCCAAAAAACATTATGATCCTCTACCTGTTGAGATAGGAGTCCAAGTTTGACTTGCACCTGGTACAATACCATCCCATTGTTTAATATTAATTCCTGTTGGAACTGCAACTTCTAATGCACTTCCTTCTGCAAGAACAGTTGCTTTCGCAACAATCGTTACTGTTCCTGTAGATAAATTTTGTCTGTTTGTTGTAACAATAGCAGTTGCGTTTGCTCTTGTTGTTACATTGCCAACTTCAATATCTGCTCTTGATCCTGTAACAGAAATATTTGCATCAGCAACAACAGTGACATCTCCTGTGTCTGTATTAATCTGTGATCCTGTTGCAGGTATATTTGCATCAGCTGTAATGGATACCGTTCCTGTATTAACGTTAACTTGTGAACCTGTAACTGAATATTTAAATGCAAAAGTAACTGTACCACTTGCAACACTTAATGTGCTACCATCTGGTAATACCGTTGCTTTACCAACTAAGGTAACATCCCCTGTATCAACATTAACTCTTGATCCACTAACACCTACAACGTCAGCAACATTAACTGTACCAGTAGTAAAGTCAGCTTGGCTACCTGTTACACCAACATCGGCACCCGCTGCAACAGTAACGGTTCCTGTAGAAAGCGCTGTCGCAATACCACTGACACCAATAACATCAGCAACTTTAATATTACCTATGGTGAAGTTAGATTGACTTCCTGTAGGCAGAACGGTTGCATTACCAACAAGACCTACAGTACCTGTATTAGTATTAACCTGACTTCCATTTAATATGACGAGTGCATTAGGATTAAAACCCGGATCCGCAAAAGGTGCACTGCCAAATGACGTAACGCCAAAAAACATTTATATCTCCTATTACGAGCCAGAGAGGTGGTATGTGGTGGTATCTCTGGCTCTCAATAGGTTATATCAACGTTTAAACCAAGATGGAAGTCCTAAATGGGGCCTTTTGTCGAACATGTTGTCCTTAGACCCTTTGGTTTTAGAGTTGTTATAATGAAGAAATACTTGAGCACAGTCTTTACCTTTAAATGGTTCTCTCCAATGCTCTAATATATTTCCTTTATAAACTAACATATCTCCTGGTTTTAGATTTACAGATACACCTTTAGTCATATCTGATACATAGCCTCTACCTTCTATAACTCCACCTTTTTTTGCATTAGGTTCAATATAGATCGGCCATTTATCTCCACCAAGATTTAGTGTTGTAGATATCTCACAAGAGAATCTATCTTTGTGACGTTTGAGTTCATCACCTGGTTTATAAATTCTTGCATACGTATAATTAGGATACAACTTTAATTTGGTTGTCTTTTCCATAATCGGTTGCAGTTTTAGCAATAAGGTTTCAAATGCCATATTCGCATATTGAGAATAGGTATTAGGAATTTGTTCATCTTGACCTTCATAGTAACCTAGAAAAGTTTCAAAAGGTGAGATGTATCTTTCTTTTATACAAGTATCATAGACTTGTTTTTGCATGGTAAAATAATTGTACAAGAATGTTGCAAGATCTGTTGATATTGCTTTTTCAATGACACAGAAATTATCTTTTTTAAAATCGTATTTCTTCGCCATCTTATACCTTCTTTGCCATTTCTTTTAAAATTGCACTGATACAGATATGAATAAATCTAAATGGTTTTTTACCATGATCTACTGAATATTCATGTTCCATGTATCCTGGAAAGATAATGAGTGTTCCTGGCTTTGGTTTGAAATGAACCAATTCGGTTCCATGAAAAATTCCATTACCAGGCTTCATTTTTAATTTTGTTGTTCTAGCCCCTGTTCGTGGTTCATGAAAAACAGGATAAGATGTTTCAGGTCCGCACTTTAAAAAATAAAATGCATTCACATGTGTGTTCCAATGAATGTGTGCACTGTGATGACCACCACCTTTTTTAGCAAACTCTTGAACCCAACTTTGTTCATAAAATGTTTGATATTGTGACATATCAAATCCTTGCCAATCTAAAAATTCCCAACACTTTTGACCGACATAATTATGAAAGTCTTTAAACTTATTATCTGCAGTTAAAGGTGTTGAGTGATGTGATAATCCAAAGTCACCATTCTTCTTAATGTAATCTTTGTTTCTTTTTCTTGCTTCTTTAATATACGGGTCTGAAGCTTTGTTTAATGATTTGATGAATTCAGGTTTCTCCTCAATCCATATGGGTGTTTTAAAATATTCTAATATTTGCATACCTACCTAAATGGATACCCAAGGTTCCATATAACCAATGAATATCTAGTTCCTCTCGTTACGGGTTGAACACGATGCCATACAAAAGAAGGAAATACCACAATGGATCCTTTGGGTAATATTTCTTTTGAGGTGATGACGTGTTTATCTTCATCTCTCATATGAGGATCATAAGACCTCGTATCAAATTGAAGCTCACCACCAGTGTATTCAGAACCGTCAGTTAACTGACAAGTTACAGAAAGCTTTCTAATCATTCCATGTTCAGGAGAATCAGGTTTATTATAAGGCACATCCCATGAATCACAATGCCAATCATAATATTGATTCAATTTATATTTTGTAAATTGACATGATTCTGATCTTATCCAATCAAAATTCCAACCTGCATTTTTATTAGCTTGATGGACATAAGGATGAATTTCTTTATAAATCCAAGTATCATTGAGCCAGACTAAATCTGATTTTCTTTTTCTTTGCATATTTAAAACTTGATCTTCTGATAATTCTTTGTCACCAAATCCACCAGTTCGTGCCATGGTTTCATCTTTAGATAATGCGTATTTAATGATGTCATCACATAGTCTTGCAGGTAATGCAGACTTAAAAGCCCAGTAATAATTAGATAAATTCATAAGTAATCGTTTGTATAAAGTTTAATTCGTCACTTGTATTTGGTGAGATGTAATACATTTGTGTAGCTGGAAACATGACAAAGGTATTATTGTTTATGGGTATATCCCAAGATCTTCCTGCTCTTCTATTATCATCAAAATGAATTCTTACAAAACAAGAATCTTTTGCAAGTTTAACTCCATATAAAAATACAAAGTCAGGTGAATTTCTTAAATCCACGGGATCAACTTGTTTTAAAGGTAGTGAAGCTTCTTTAGGTTTATAAATATTTCCCCATGTTTTTTTGTTAACCAACTGAAAACCATATTCTAAATTAATATGATCTCTCATGTAAGTATTGAGCATGTCCCATTTTTTAGAGAATGGAAATTCTTTACCAAATAAATTTGATGTTAAAATATCTTGCGCAAGTTTCTCTCTATCAATATCCCAATCTTTTGGCATATCAATCGTGCCGTGATACAATGCTATTTCTGACAATACTTTCTTGTGCATACCTGAGAGTATGTAATATTATATTAAAAAGATGTCAAGTATTAGGCTTGTGCGACCCAGCTAGATCCATTCCAGTCATAAGTTGCTGTGTCTGAATGGTCTGTTCCATCTACATTTCTTTTTGTGCCTTCCCAGCCTTTTGTATTATCAGCTTGGTAAGCAGTTTCATTCCATGTAATTGACCAGTTCCATACGACAGGATCTGCACCATCATTAGTTACTGATGGGTAAGTAATAGGCGCATCCCAAGAAGCTGTTGTAGTATTTTTACTCCAAGATGCATGTGGTTTTTTAGGCCAGAAGATTTCATTATCTTCATCCCAAGTATAACCAATCCCTGCATAGTTTCCTCTTAATGCTTTTGATTGATCTGCTGATTCATTACCGTCAGCGTCATAATGTTTGCCGCCTCTTGTATTGTAAGATGTTTGAATCCACATTTGTGCAGGCCAGTTATTGTGTTGTTCTAAATATTGTTGACCTACTGCTTCATCTTGTACACCATCAGCGTTAAGCATATCAGAATTATTCAAGGTTAAGACTTGAATCACTTTTCCGTTTGCTCCTAGTTTTGCAAAATGTGCCATAATGTTTCTCCTTATATGTTATTTGTTAAAGTTTGTAAATACACATTTATTATTGATATTTATATCTAATAATAACAATTCCTGATCCTCCAGAACCACCCGTTTGTTGAGACGGGTCCGAAGACCCACCACCTCCTCCACCACCACCTGTATTAACAGTGCCTGCTGTTCCAGCAGTTGTAGGTCTTGCTTGTCCTCCTGGTCCTCCACCACCTGTTCCTCCAGACCCACCTGGTTGAGTTCCTGATCCTGGTTGATCATCATTTCTTCCACCACCTCCGCCACCACCTGCATAAGCAGTTGATGAACCTGAAATTGACGTTGTAGCTCCTGCACCACCAGCTCTTCCTGGTCCTACATATGGACCACTTGTTGCTGTCCCTGCAGCTGTTGCTCCACCACCACCTGATCCACCTCCAGTTCCTCCTGAAGGACTTGGACCTGGTCCTGATCCACCATTGTTGCCTTGTGGAGGACTGACTGGTGGTGTATTACCTGATCCACCAGATCTTGTAGGAACGATATTTAAAAAAACACCGACTCCACCACCTGAACCACCTGGTAAACCTTGTTTAATTCTTAGTCCTGGAACACCAAAAGGAGCAGTAGGTTGATTTTCGACTCCACCGCCGCCTGTAGATGTAATTGTTGAAAAAACCGAATTTGATCCTGAAGTTGAACTAGTACCTCCATTTGTTCCTGTACCACCTCCTCCAACTGTAATTGGGTAAGCTGTAGCACTAATAGGTAATGCAGAAACACAGTTTCCTAATGGAGAAGTACTATAACAACCAGAAGACGCACCAGAAGATTCTCTAAATCCACCTGCTCCTCCTGCAGCAATTAAACTTGCTCCACCTCCACCAGCGACAACCATATAATCAACATCACTTGGTCCTCCTGCTGGATTGGTTGGTTCATTTCCTATTTGTGATACACAAAATGTACCAGGACTTGTAAAAGTATGAATTTTGTAATCGCCACATGTTGTAATGGTTCCACCTGTTGCAGTAGTAAATAAAGCAACTTGAGCAATATCACTCGCCTTTGAAGCATCTGTAAGAACCCAGCCACGCGTTGCGTCGACGTAGATGAATTGTGAATTGGCTCCTTCTACAGTAATATCAAAATTTGTTGTCGAACCTTGAATTTTATTTCCGTTTGCATCTATTGTTAAATTATTAGTATCAAATGTATTGGCATAATCTTTTAAAGCAATGACATCACCAGCTGTTGGTGATGCTGGAAATGTTACAGTAAATGCTGCACTTGTTGTATTACAAAAATATCCTTTATTAGAAACTGCTGTGAATGCTGTTGTCTTTGCAGTTGTGTCCCATTCAATAACTCCAGCTAATCCTGTAATCGTTCCTTGATTATCAATAGTTCCACCTGTTATTCCTGCTGTAGAAATTGTACCTGCGTTGGTTGTGGTTACACCACAAGGTATAGAAATAGTATCTCCACTATCTCCGATAGTTTGCGTTGTCCCTTTTCTTGGACTAATTTTATTTGTCTTAATTTCACTCATTACTGATACTTGTAACGGATTATAACGATTCCTCCACCACCATTTCCACCTGCGTATGTAGTGGTTGCAGGTTGAGGAGCTCTAACACTTCCTCCACCACCGCTTCCAGTATTAGCTGTTCCGTTTGCTCCTACTCCTCCAGAAACAGGGCCACTATTTCCTCCTCCACCTGATCCACCTGAACCTTGTCTTGGAAGATTACCAGGAGAAGCGGACTCTCCACCACCTCCACCGCCACCTGCTCTTGTTACAGGCGATGCTGTTATGGAAGAAGTTACACCGTTACCCCCATTACCTGTAGGACTAGTTGAACCAGTAGCACCAGCTCCACCGCCGCCACCAGCTTTTCTGTTAGTTGGTCCACATGGAGAAGATCCTCCACCACTTTGTCCTTGAGGGGGAGCTACAGGCGGAGTATTTCCTGCTCCACCAGAATACGGGACACCAGCACCTCCGTGATGTCCTGCACCACCTCCTGAACCTCCTGTGCTTCCGTTATTTTGTTCACCGACTCCTCTTGCCCCACCCGCTGAGGTAATAGTTGAAAAAGTTGAATCTGAACCTGGTGGTGCCGCAGTTCCTCCAGCATTAACACCTGTTCCTCCTGCACCCACTGTGATTGGATAACCTGTTGCTGTAACAGGTAAAGCACTAACACATGCTCCTAAAGGAGATGCTGAATAACAACCTGATGCAGCACCTGAAGATTCTCTGTAACCTCCTGCTCCTGCTCCAGATCCACCAGAGCCACCTCCACCAGCTCCACCACCTGCAACCACTAAATAATCAACTGTTGTTGAACCTAAAGGATTACCTGCGCATGTAACTGTAAAAGTTCCAGGTCCAGTAAAAGTGTGAATTTTATAATCTCCGCAACAAGAAACACATCCGCCTGTTGCTGTGATAAATAAAGCTTGTTCAGCTATATCCGATGCTTTCGCTGCACCTGTTGAAACCCAACCTTGAGTTCCGTCTACATAAATTAAAAGTATTGATAAACCTTCTGTTGAAATTGTAAAATCATTTGCTGTTCCTTGAATATTCTCACCATTTCTTGCAATTGTTATTGCGTTTGTATCTGCCGTGTTGGCATAATCTTTAATTCCGACTAAATCACC